CTCGAGGACGATCCGGTCGCAAGCCATAACTTGCTCCGAAATCCTGATTTCGCTGAAGCTTGTAATCTCCGTTTTCAGTTTCATTGTCTAGAAAGACGTTCCACGCATGTGAAAGTCGATCGCGAATTCCCACATTTATCCTCCTTTCTTTGTAGTTGTGTTACTCCCAAATACCCTTAGCGGCATTGAAAGAGAGAGCCACGGTCGAATATGACGTGAGACCCTTGGTGTCGGCGAGAAGATTGCGAGCGGCTTCTGCTCCTCGTTTAGCGTTAATGTTGCTTGCAAGGTTGGAGAGACCAACGCTCGTTGCCCCAATAGCCAGCGGCGTTGCAAGAATGGCTGTACCGACTGCCATACCCTCGGCCATACTGAGAGCTCGCTCTTTAAAACGAGCCACGCCAATCTTTTCACCATCAGCAATGCGCTTTTCGATTCGACGAGTACGTCGAGAACCCACATCTTCGAGATCAACTCGACGCATCTTTTCGGAATATCCGCGATTACGAGCAGCTTCAAAGTTGGCTTTTCGGTCAGCTTTTACACCAGCACGTTTTTCACGAACACGCTGAATGGCATCCTTTACACCCGCATTTGCCGATCGACTGGCGTTGACAACGCCTGTTGCAGCCTTACGAACGCCCCAACGCATACCCTTGACACCGTAGTGCTCGAGGAAGTTATCGACATCTGTCACTTTTTAAACATCCCCTTAACAAAGTCGGCGCCCTTATTGACAACGTCGGAGTTTTTAACGGCAGAATACGCTGTCTTACCAGCGTTGTTCACAGCTGTACGAACGAAAGGATTCTGATACGCACCGTAAACAGCCAATGCTCCTAGAGTAACAGGAGCGCCGGTTTTCAGGACAAGGTTCTTCACGCCTCGAGCGGTTTTGGCCGTAGTATTAATCGCGTCTTTACGACGACGTTCGCTACGAGCACCCTCAGCGCGCTTACCCATGTCTTGATTACCCAGGTGGTGATCAAAAGCCTTTTTGTAGTTTGGATCTTTTCCCGCTTTGGCTTCCACTTTAGCCTTGATGAGCTTACGTCGGGTACCAGCCCCTTCGCCGTAGAACATCTTAGCTTTGGCAAATTCCGTAGCGTCCTTACGAGCCTCGCGGCTGGTACGGGGAGAAACTCCAGGAAGAGACGCTTTGCTATGACCCCAACGCATACCCTTTACGCCGTAATGGGCGAGAAAATCATCTACGTCGGCCATAAATCACCGAGCTGCGCGAGCAGCAACGTTGAGTACGAGGCTGCCTCCGATAAGAACACCAGCAACGGCCTTCTCACCACGCGTCATACGAGAAGCCGTAGCGACATCCTCAGGCGAGTTACCGGGGTTGAGCAGAGATACAACCTGCTTACCACCCAGAGGCCGACCAAAGCTGCTCTGGTTAAGCATTCGCGTAGCCAGGTTCTTACCCGACTGAACTCGCTGACGAGCGGCGAGAATGTCTCGGTCACCCTGTGCGCGAGCTTCTTTCTTCTGAGTCCGAGCTTTGTTACGATCGCTGAAGTACTTTTCGGATTTAGCGGAATCCTTCTTAAGTACCTTAGACGTTCCGTACTTGCGCTGGTTGTGACGGTCAACATTTTTCTGAGCCATTCTGCCGAAAGCACTGTCGGCAAGAGCCTGACCAGCCGATCGTTTGCCCCAACGCATACCTTTCACACCGTAATGTTCAAGGAAGTTGTCGACGTCTTCAGCCATGATTACTCCTTAAGTTGTAGGTTGCGAACCTACGAGATTATAGATTTCGGCGTCACTAAGTTTAGTGCCGGGGTACTGCTTTTTATAAGCGTCTACCTGAATTTCACGAGGACGCTCAGTCGACCGGAATTTACCAAAAGCACCAAGTCCCACAAGAGCACCAAGAATAGGCGCTTTGGGGCTGAGGGCTGCATTGTTTGCAGAACTCATGAGTTGATACTTAAGAGAGCTCACCATAACTTTGTCATTGTCGAGAAGAATATCGTTGACTTTCTTGATTGATCTTGTGGGGTCAAACAAAATAGTCGGTTTCGTTGTGCGAATACGAGTACTCTTCATCGTGTCAAAGTTATCAATCATGGCATTATAGCCTTTACCCTGCATGAATTTAGAGAACTCTTTCTTCAACTGAGGATTACCGAGACCCTCGCCGTTGAATGAATAATTGAATTCCGAATAATCCATACCCGGTTTGAACTTCTTAGAGAACTCTTTATAGAGCCGCTTGGCCTCGAAGTTGCTGGGCGCCTTAATATCAGTTGTGGTTTCCAAAGTAGACTTATAGATGTTTTCTGCTGCTGCTCGATTACGGGCAAAGTTTGCAAACACTGAGTCGTAGAATTTTTGGTCCTTCTTGTTAAAAGCGACAAACATAGGCTTGTCTTTAATATCAAGATTAGGACCATGCACATTAACGTGGTGAACCGGAGTACCCATAGGAAGATTAACCGACCCAAAGACACGCTCAGCTTGACGATATGCGGCATAACCAGCACCCGCAGCAAGAGCAGTACCACCCGCAACGAGAAGTGCGTTTTCAACAGCAATTCGTCCGCGAGCTTTCTTCTCAGCAACCTCGAGAGCAAAACCCTTTTCCAAATACTTGGCAGTCGTTCGTACCTCGCGCCGAGAAGGTCCCGCGGACGGATCCTTTCGAATAACGCCCCACTTCATCCCCTTGACGCCATAATGAGAAAGGAAATCATCAACGTCGGTCATGATCCTCCTTAGTCAAAAGCGTCTTTGTTGAGTTTGTAGGCAACCCAGGCGTCCATCATGGCCGACACATTGTCGATCTTCTGGTCCTGACGCTTCTTGAGAAGCTTGCGGTTACCGTTAGTGTCTTCCATGGTGATGGCGTTACCCATGGCAAACTGCATAAGAAGTTCGTCGAAGAGAAGAACTCGCTCGCTAGCAAGGCTCTTTAGTTCGCCGAGAGGAACAGATTCAGTGCGAGCACCCTGCGGCACTTTTTCAATACCAAAAGGTCCATTCTCAGCTTCCCAACGAGTAATAAACTCTTTGGCGTTGTAAGGGTCATAACCCACAGCCTCGACAGTGTACTCGTTGTGAATGATGAACCGATCAAGATCCTCGTAAACTTCCATCATATCCAAGACGTTTCCGTCAAGAACCACGAGAGAACCTTCTTCGAGGAATTCTTGATACTTCACTCGCATAGAAGCCTGGATCTTCTTCATCGTTAGCTCGGAGATATAGCTTCGAGTCTTGATTCGGAAGGATCCATCACCGAGTGGGAAGATGAAAGTAAACGCACAGAAGTCATCACCCTGAGAAAGGTCAACACCCATGGAGCAGCGCATCTTCCACATCGAGCGTTCCGGGTGAGGAATCGTTTCGTCGTAGGTGAAGAAGTAAGTGTAACCCTCCATGGGGATACCAAATCGCTTAGCCAGAATATCGTTGCGAACAGCGGGAACTGCTTCCATTCGCTCGACTTCTTCATGGTAGGTTTCGTAAGAAACTGTGTGACCTAGATTGGGTTGAGCCTTAAGCCAGTGTTGGGGGAATGCGACTTCATCGACGGAGTCAAGCTTGTACCACCAGATTGATACCTGAGGAGCCCAATAGTCACCCTTGAGGATGTTGGAGAGTTCCATTTTGATGGTATCGCCGGATCCGTTTCGGACCGTTCCTTCGGAAGAGATGGCGACGATCCACCATCCCTCTTCTTTGGCGGCACCCTGCTCGAGTGCGCTAATGACGTCTTCTCGGACGTCACCCGAAAGCCATTCGTCCACCGTGTTGTACTTGTTACGGTATCCCTGCAGCTTGTCGATTCGCATTGGCAGAATCTCAAGCAAAGACGAGGTTAGGAAGTTCTCAATACCCTTCTTCGTACTCACAAGTTTCTGACGAAGAGCTCGGGAACCGGTGGTGTTCTGAAGAGAACCTTCGGTCAAGAACTGGAAGTAGGGACCTCGTGCTCGGTTAATAGCCGTGCGGAACGGCGAGAGAACCTCGTCGGCCTGCTTCATTGTAGGAGCAGTTGCAATCTGGTGAGTAGCAGACGTTTCAACCGTAAGGAAGTATGCCTGGAGCGCCGATGCATACATCGACTTGGCACCACCTCGAGCAACAATGAGATACTGCTTCTTCGTCAGTCGCTGCTTGACAAGCTTGCGGACATAGTGTCCACCGTGGTTGTCAGGGGTAGGTTCGTAGACGGTCTTCTCTTTGAACGTGAACCATGCAAGAAGATCTTCAGCCCACAGCTTGAACGAATCAAGCAAGACCATGTCAGAACCATCGGTAAGAGTAAGTTCATTCTCGCAGAAAAGAATGAATCCGTTAATAGCCGCGTCGTCATAAAAGTATCGAGGGTCCTGAATGCGCGCATCGATGCGTAGCATTTGTTGAGAAACCTGCTCATTAACAGGGATTTCACCGTTCATAACGGCTTGACGGAAAAGACCGTAGTAAAGGGGGACCGCGGTGTTAGAAAGAGCCATACGACCCTCCTTTCAAATATGTGAGGCTGATGTGGAGGAGTCGAGGTATACCCGGTCGACTCCTCCACACGTTTCAGCTTATTTCTTTAGTTTTGGAATGGAACCAGCAAGTCCCTTAGCGATGTCCTTAATGTTACCTTCTTTGAAAGTCCCATCAAGGGCGGCTTTAACCGCAAATACGCTAGCGCCAGCAAGAACAGTACCAGCGACCTTCGTACCCACATTCCCGAGGAGACGTTTTGTTGCTGTGCGACCAGGAGAAAGATCATCGTCAAGAAGAGTCTTAAGTTTCTTCTCCTGCTCAAGGCGCTTAACAAGCTGGTCGAGGTTCTTATCGCTAAGAGTCTGACGACGCCGACGCGCATCTTTTCGAACAGCTCGAACCTTGTTTTCTTTGTTTGTGCGTCGCGCACTCGGGCCGACAAGGCTGCGAGTAACACCCCACTTCATTCCTTTCACACCATAGTGCTGCAGGAAATTGTCAATGTCAGTCATACCCCTCCCTTCTGTATAATCATGTTAGTGAAACCGGCGTATCACCAAATGCGAGACTTACTACTTGATCGCCGAAGTAGTTGGCAGCCGCGCCGCGGTTTCCACCGGATCCTCGAATCGCTACCGAATAACTTAAGGTCCCTTCTCCAAATCGAGCGGTACTGCCCGATCCAGATAGTACCTCGGTATAAGAAAGCGAACCAGAACCACGATGCATACTCACAGGCGTAGTCTTACCTGAACCAGATGTTTCCATCACGTATTCAAGTGAGCCTCCACCAGTCTTAAGAATCGTACCCACTCCAGAAGAGTTAAGCCCGAAACTCAGAGAACCAGAGCCCAGACGAGAAGTTTCCCCCGATCCAAACATTACATGAGTGAATCCCAGAGAACCCTCACCTCGACGAGGATTACTACCTGAGCCATTTCCTCCCATTTTGAAGGAAAGAGAACCACCACCGGTTGCGGGGATAGTCACTGGCGCACGGCCTGAGCCTTCAGCAGTAACACTGAGCTGTAGTTCACCGTGACCATGTCTGGGACTAGATCCCAAACCGATAACAGACTCTGTATAGCTCAAGCTACCGCTACCGGAGCGTTTAACTTTTCCCGAACCACTAACAGATTCTGAGAACCCCAGTGATCCAGATCCTCGACGAATTGTCGAACCGCTACCCTGTACGGACTCCCCAAAAGAGAGAGAACCACTACCGGACTTTGCAGTTTTACCGTTACCCGATCCATCCAGCCCATACGACAACACACCGAAACCGTGATGTACGGCTACTCCAGGAGCCGTTCCCGTGCCAGACGCACTGATACCGTAGTCAAGAGAACCTGATCCTTTAGGAATAGTTCCCTCGGGGAAGGCCATCTTGATCGAGTCTGCAAACATCACGCCGAGGGTATTAGCGCCCGACTGAGTGGGGTGCTGACCGTCGGATGCGATGTTAGAAGTGTTCTGATAAACCCAGTTCGACGTAACCATTCGGCGCGTACCGGACGGGTCAAATGTCTCACCCGTTGTGGGGTTGACGAACCATGCACCATACGTCTGGGCGTTAGCCTTCATGACTGCGTTGTAAGGTGCAACCGTGGATTCAGCAGAAGCCTGAGAACCCATGACCGGAGGCGTGAATGCCCCCATCATGAAGATAGGAACATTCGGGAAGTTTGTCCGAATGTAGTTCAACACAAACGCAGTGTTCGTGTTTAGCTGAGACGCAGACTGACCCGCACTAATGTCGTTATTAGGTCCTCCCAAGAACACCGCGGACGGCGAATGAGAAAGAAGCTCCGAAAGCTTTGCAGCTGTCTTAAACGACACCGTGTCGCCATTAATAGCGTAGCCGGAAGAACCCGTTGCGAGGTTAATTCCTTCATCAAAACCCAAGGCCATAGCGGCCATGTAAAACATCGATGAAATAGCGGTGTAAGTACCAGCGGATCCACCCGTGAGAGCAAAGTTACCCGTTTGATGCTTTTCCGAACCACTAAGCGATCCATCCAACACCACAAAACGATGTCTGCTAGCAGGAGGTGTCACCATAGTTGCTTCAGCATTGACCGCAAGGCCGCCGAATTCAAGATGTGTTGTAAACTCGAGTGTCCGCATTTCAGCGGTCGGGAAACTAAACTTTACGTAGTATTCCCCGGCAACAATGTTTTCCGGATTGGTTGGGAATCCAATAGTGGACCCCAAATACACCGGATTAGTTGATGTGAGTTTACCATTTACCTCGAGTCGGCT